GATTTAGTTCTAAATAAAGACGAGGAAGATAAAGATTAAATTCTTTTTGTATATTTGCTTGAACTCTAAATAAAAAGCAAATGAGAACAATGGACTACTTTAAGATTGGTGCTACTATTTTTAAACGCTGAGTTCGATATGCCTTACATCGTTTGGATTAGCGCAATCATTCCTATCTATTCGGAAATATTTAGCATTGACGAAAAACAAAGAAAGTTGGGGAAGATTGGAATATTGAAACAAGCGGAAAACGTTTACAAGTTCGCAAAGAACATAAAGAACAAACGCGATTCGTTAAGGTAAAATGAAAAGCTACCTACTTGCGGTCGTTTGCTTCGTTCTAAACTAAACCTTAATTATCTTCGTTTAAAATAAAATCGTACATTTGTAAAAAAACGATTATTTATGAACGACATGAAATACAAACTAATAGCGGTAATACTTATCGCTTACATTCTCGGATATTACTCTAATTGTTGTCAATATCGCAACACAAAATCGGTAAATAACCGTGTAACTACTCAAAGAATAACAACTAAGAAGCAAGACGTTAAGCAACTCGAAGAAGCAACCGCGAAGGTCAAGACTGAAATACGCTATATTAAGGCAAATAACGCTACTGTAACAGCCCAACTTGACAAAGTAAAGGTATTGCGCGACACTGTTAAAATAGTTGCGTTACAAGACACGTTAATAAACATTCAGAAACTAGAGATAAGAAAGTTTGAAAGCGTTGTTTGGATGCAAGGCAAAACGATAGACGCTTTAAAAGATATTATCGAGTTTCAAGAGATGGATATTGAGTCTTTGCAAAGCGAAATAATCGACAAGAATAAAGACTTAAAGAAGTTCAAGCGAAGAAAAGATTTAACGCTAATTGGGTGGATAGCCACAACGATAGGTTTAATTGTAATTTTAAAATAGATAAATGAATCCACTACAAAAATTTCAAGACAGAATAGGTGTAACTCCAGATGGTCAATTCGGTAAAATAACGCTACGTCAAGCCGTCGAACATCTTAGACTAACCAAAGAGCAAGGGGCGCATTTTTTCGCGCAAATATCGCATGAAACTGGAGAGTTTAAACTATACGAAGAAAACCTAAACTACTCCGCGCAAGGCTTACTAAAAACGTTCTCTAAATACTTTAATAGTGTAACGGCTAAAGCATACGCAAGGCAACCCGAAAAGATAGCGAATAGAGTTTATGCTAATCGAATGGGTAACGGTAACGAAGCAAGTGGCGACGGTTGGAAATTTCGAGGTCGTGGATTCTTACAATTGACGGGACGTAATAACTACGCTTTATTCGCTAGTTATGTATTGACACCTGAAGTTATAACAAACCCCGATTTGGTTACACGTTTATACGCTATGGAAAGCGCGTTGTTCTACTTCGAGCGAAATAAACTATGGAGCAAGTGTAAGAAAGTTGAAGATGCAAGTATTCTAAGTGTAACTAAAGCCGTAAACGGTGGTGTAAATGGTTTGACGCATCGAGCATTGTTGACAAATAAATACTATGAATGGTTAAAATAGTCAATTCAATTGTTATCTTTGACGTATAGCTACCCAGCTATTTTCTTTTCATCATTACTTTCGTTTTAGATTAAGACCCCCGCTTTAATTAGTGGGGGTTTTTTATTTAGAATCAATATAAATAACGAAATAATTTAAAAAAGTCATTGTCAGTTTAAATGCTTGACTTATATTTGTTGAAACGAAAAACAAATATTATGATTTTACCAAACGACATAAGATTAAAAGACCGCGAGGATATAGCTATCCAACGCGGAGAAGGTGAGTACTATGTAAACTTAGATATTCATTACAGACTTAAAAGCGGTGGGTGTTTAGAGATGTTAACCTTCGATGTTTACGACGTTGTTTATTACGACGAAATTACGGACGAAGAAACATCTTATAAATTCAGCAAGGAAGAAACTGAAGAACTAAAAAAACTTTGGTTAGAAAAGTTTGAAAGCGAAGCAGAATTAGAACTAGAAAAAGAATATTAAAACAAACGAAATGGAAAAGGTAAATAGTTGGTTAAGCGGTTACGCTACCGCAAAAGCAGAAAACGAAATAACTGAGATTGAATGTTTAGAAACTTATCTAAAAGAGCAAGAAGAACAGTTAAAGGACGAAAAGAAGCTATTAGAACGCTTTAAAACAATTAGAGCAGTACAAATACACGTTAAGCGATTAGACGCTATTAGAAACCAAATAAACGCGAAGAAATGAAAAAAAGAACATACCACGTAGCATACTTCCCTTTATGTGGAGGTTGCCACTTACACAGCGACAACATAAAAGCAAAGACAATGATAGGCGCATTAGCTAAATTCATAAAAAAACACGGGCTAGAACCAATTTACATCAAGGAACAATGAAAAGACATAAAGACGTAATAAGTAGTAATAACCTTAGAGATTATTTAGGCTTCCAAGACGGTTTAACTTCGACGCAATTCCTTAGTGTTTCTCCATTTTCGGAGCAATTGCTAAAGTCAAGAAATAGAGTGCAAGATGTTTCAGAATGGAGACAGTTGTGCATGGCTTATTTGTACGGACAAGGGTACACGCAATATGAAGCTGGTAAAGTATTTGGACGTGACCACGCTACTGTAATACACGCGATAAAAACAGTAAGGAATTTAATAAAATGCAAAGACCCCGCAATGATGCACAAGGTTGACTTGATTAGAAATACAAACAAACACAAGAAAATACAAGCGGAAGGTTTAACGGAATCATTAATTAATTTAGAAAATCATGCGTATAAAATCAAAGGCAAGAATAATGAGTGCGAGTTTTTTAAAGCTAGTTGCTTTATGCACTCCTAGAAAGAGATATAACAAGAGTATTAACAAAGGTATAAACCTAGAAAATGACTGAAAAAGAAAGACTAGCTGACAGAATCGAGGAAGCAATGACCGAAATAATACAAATACACAAGGATTACGGAGATAATTATCTTTATGTAAAGTTTGTTGATTTTGACTATGTAGACAAGGTAGCTAAAAAACATGGGTTTAATCCCCATTATTTAATGAAAATTGGTAACTTTATAAACAAATAAATAAGTAAATATGAATAACACAGTAAACGGAAGTATTTCTGCTATCTTTGAAAAGCAGACTATTAGCGATAAGTTCGCTAAACGTGAGTTCGTCGTAACGACAAATGGAACTTACCCCGAATCAATTTTAATTCAATTGGTAAACGACAAATGCAGTCTTTTAGACTTGTTTAAAATAGGTCAAGAAGTTAACGTATCGGTTAACCTTAAAGGGCGAAGTTGGACGAATCCTGAAGGAGTTATTAAATACTTCAATACCGTCGAAGGCTGGAGAATTGAAGCAGGAGCAGAAGCAACAAGCGAACATCAAACAGCACAAGCAGAAAGCGATGACTTGCCCTTCTGATAATTAACAAAACCCTCTGGAGATTAAACTAACTTTAACAAGTAGTTCAAATTTGAAACTCTAGGGGGTTTTTAACTTAAACGAAATGAACAAGGAAACACAAAAGAAAATACTCGTCCTTTTAGGGACAGGAATGACTATAAGCGATTACCTAGAGGACTTAAAAGACGAACTACCATTACTTGTAAGGCGTGAACATAAGAAAGCGTTTAACGACATGATAAGAAGCACTAAAGAGTTATACGATAGATTGCTTTTCGGAATGGATAAACAAAGTAAAATCGAACTAGCGGAGCAACTTCATAATATTAATGTTAGCTTTGAGGATTGGATAAACGAAAACTTTAAATGAAATTTCTACCGTTCCGACTATACGAAACAAGCGAAGGTCTTTTAATGTTCTTAGACGAGCAAGAAGGGTATCTGTACTTTTCGGACTATTGGGGTTACGTAGTCGAGTTTGAACTAGACGTAGAATTTCCTGAAAGCATTATAAACTTAAACTAAAACTATGAAAGCAAGAAAACGATTAAAGCCTTTTGAAGCTATCGCTTTAGGGTTTGAGCCAAAGAAGTACAATAAGTATCTATTAACGGACTTAGAAGTTATCCAATTAGGTAACTTACGAAAGTATGGAATGAAAATTAAACCTATCGAAGCTATGGAAGAAGACGAAGAAACTAGGGTTCTTGTAATCGGTGATTTACATGAGCCTTTTGTACTTGAAGGATATTTGGAGTTTTGCCAAAAGCAATACATTAAATACAAATGCAATCGAGTCGTGTTTATTGGCGATATAATTGATAATCATTATTCTAGTTTTCACGTTTCAGACCCCGACGGCTTAGGTGGTGGCGATGAACTAGACTACGCTATTAAAGGCGTTAAGAAGTGGCGTAAAGCGTTCCCGAAAGCTGACGTAATGATTGGTAATCACGACAGAATAATTATGCGCAAGGCGTTTGATAGTCAAATTCCAGCGCGATGGATAAAATCATACAACGACGTTTTAGGCACAAAATGGAATTGGTGCGAAAACATAGAAATTGACGGCGTATTGTACGAACATGGCGAAGGTGGTCAAGCTATCGCTAAGTCTAAAAATAATATGATGTCGAGCGTTTGTGGTCATACACATACGGAAGCATACGTTAAGTGGACGGTAGGTAAGAATTTTAAGGTGTTTGGTATGCAAGTTGGTTGCGGTGTTGACTCTAAAAGCTACGCTGCCGCCTACGCTAAGAACTTTAAAAAACAAGCTATCGGTTGCGGTATCGTAATCGGTGGTCATACGGCTATCAATTGCTTAATGGATTTGTAGTATTTAAGTTAGCTTAAAATAAACTCCCGACATGGCACGTTGGGAGTTTTAAAAACAAAACCAAATGAAACTAAACATCAAACCCCTAAGTATTAACGAAGCGTTCCAAGGTCGTCGTTTTAAGAACAAAAAATACAAGGACTACGAAAATTATTTGCTTTTACTTTTAAAGCCGTTAGACGTTCCGCAAGGACGCTTAAAACTAATTGTAACGTTTGGCTTGTCGTCTAAGAATGCGGACTGGGACAATCCTGTTAAACCCTTCCAAGATGTTCTACAAAAAAAGTACGGTTTTAACGACAGAGAGATATACGAAGCACACGTTAAAAAGGTGGATGTAAAAAAAGGTGAAGAATTTATTGAATTTAGTTTGGAATTGATAAAATAATAGTTATATTTGTAAACGGTTCGTCTTCACATTATAGAACCAAAGGAGTTATTTAAAGCCTTATAATGAAATCGGACGTGAAGACCCGACGTAGTTATGAGGCTTTTTAATTTAAAATTATTTATTATGATTTACAAGTTTGAGGATGGTTTAGATTGCATGGAGGTAACAATAGAAGAAGATATTAAGAAGTGTAAGTTTTTAATATCAGATAACGATGGAACTGAGTGGACTTATTTTTATTTAGATGCTACTCAACTATTCAAGCTTATTGGTGCGTTACATTTAATTCAAAAAGAATTGAAATAATGGCAAGACCCCAAAGAAATAACGTAGACTATTTCCCCTTCCTTTGCGAAGAGGGAGAAAAAATGTACTACCTAGAAGAAACATACGGCAATGATGGATTTGCCACTTTTGTTAAATTACTTCGCGAACTTGCAAAGGTTGACTATCACTATTTAAACCTTAGTAAACCGTCCTCAATGATGTTTTTGAGTGCTAAATGCAAAGTAAGTAAGGAGGTGCTAGAAGCGATAATTACAGACCTTGTAATGTTAGAGAAATTCGATAAGGTTTTATGGAATGAAAACAAGGTTATTTGGTGTCAAGATTTTATTGATTCTATACAAGATGCTTACACTAAACGCGCAAATAAATGTATTGACTATAATAGTTTACTCCTACTTTTAACTAGTTTAGGGGTACGTAAACCTAGTAAAAACACCCTTAAACCTAGTTTATTGCCACTTGAAGGGGGAGTAAACCCACAAAGTATAGTAAAGGATAGTAAAGAAAAAGATATTTATAGAAAATTTAACCACCTATCTTTGTCAATTGACGAGTTTAATAAACTAGAAGAAAAATATAACAAGGAGGATATAGACTCTGTTTTAGATAGTATTGAAAACTATAAATTAAACAAGAATTATACTTCACTATATTTTACCGCGAACAAATGGTTAAAGAAAGACCATAAACAAAAACCACAAGAAGGCGAGTATGTTTTCGATATGTACACCGAACCGACCGACCCGAAAGAACGATACCTTTGGATGGAAGAGAAAAAGAAACAAATGCTAAAAAGCTTTTAACTATGGACATTTACAAATATGAAGAGGTAGAAGCTAAGGTTATGGAGCATTATTTAGGCGGTGGCGGTAACGTATTCTATTTAGGTTTCAAAGAACTTGGTAGGCACTATCAGATACTAGAGGGAAGTAGAACGGATTGGACTGGGTACGCTGGTAGTGGGAAGACCGAACTGCTTTTAGAGTGCCTAAACAATACAAGCGATTGGTACGGACATAAGCACTTAATCCATATGCCTGATGCGGGGAGTATTGCAGAACTTAGCGCGAAGCTGTTACACAAAATGAGTGGTAAACAGTTCAAGGAATACTTTATTGACGACAAGGGCGAAAAGGTAATTCTTAAAAACCGATTGACGGAAGAGGAAGTTCTAACTTTGCTCCCAAAGATGCTTAAAAACTTTGCTTTATTCAATCCAAGTACAAGCGGTAAGAGTAGTAAAGCGATAACGCCTAGCGAATTATGGCAATTTGGTGCTGATAATAAGAAAGATTTAGGTATCTTTAGCGTTGTAATTGATAGTTGGAACTACATGAAGCACGACGTACAAGGTGGACAACGTTACGACCAATGGCTAGAAAGCACTCTATCCTTTGCGAATGACCTAAGCGAAAGCAGTAAGTTGCATTTCCATACAATCGTACATCCTAAGAGTCCGACGAAGATACAAGGCAAGATACAAATGCCAGACTATCACGATATGAAAGGCGGGAGTGAATGGGGAAACAACGGTAAAAGCATTATAATTTGCCACAGGGAGTTTGATAGCAAGGTGCTAGAGGTAAAGATAAACAAAGCGAAGCCTGAGATAGTTGGAATACGTGGTCTTGTGATGCTGGAGTACGATATTGTAACGGGTAAGTATTACACCAACGATATACACAAGGGCAAGATATACGCAACGCCTTTACCTAGAGAAACGGCAATGCAGAATAATATGAATTTTTGATATGAAAAACAAAATTAACACAACGCCCAATATGTTCGGACTCGATAACCATAGGCACTTGTTCTTTGGTGACATCGAAATAGGACACGTCTTGGACGACAAAGAATGGTACTACGTGTATATCCTTCAAAAGCGGTTTAAGTGGAACAAGATATACAGAAATCAACTCCAGCAAATGATTGTGAACGAGTATAGAAGTACGGTTAAAGAACTTGCTGAAAGTTTGGAGGAAAATCTAATATGGACAAGCAAAGAATCAACAAAGTTAAAGCACGTTGTTCGCGATGGATGGGTTACTTTGGAATAACGGGTTGGCTATGATACGTTGGCTTTTCGCCAATGGATTATAGGTAGTGTTGGCGGTAGTACGGTGAATTAAAAACTAATTAAATTTGAATTATGATAACTGGAAATACATTAATAGAATTAGGCTACAAACCTTCAAAATGGTTTGGTAAAGCTATTGAAGAAGGAAACAAAAGAAACTTAACTGGTGAGGCTTTGAAATCGTTTATTGACGAAATAAAACCACCACCACCAATCGAACCCCAAACAGGCTTAAAATATCACAAGAATATTAGAGCAGAACACGAAGAGGAAGTTTCTAATGTTCACCAAGTATTTGAAACAATGGATATATTAATGCAAACACCTACCATTGTAAGTGGTTCTGTAATGCCTGATGCTTGCCCTACTGGTGAGAAAGGTCAAATACCTGTTGGCGGTGTAGTTGGTGCAAAAAATGCGATACACCCTTCTATGCATTCTGCTGATATTTGTTGCTCTGTAATGATGACAAATTTTGGAATGGTAGACCCTAGAACTGTTCTTGATTTTGCACACGAAACAACTCATTTTGGTGGTGGGGGAAGAGATGAATTTTCTGAATTACCAAAAGAACTTGTTGAAAAGATAAAAGGGAATAGATTTTTGAATGATAAAAAAAGTATTGAATTATCTTCTTCTCATTTAGGAACGCAAGGAGATGGAAATCACTTTCTTTTTATTGGTAAATCTGAAAATACAGGCGAAACAATAATGGTAACGCATCACGGCTCACGTGGATTTGGTGCATACTTGTATAAGAAAGGAATGAAAGTAGCTGAAAGATTTAGAAAAGAACTATCTCCTAAAACATTGAAAAGAAACGCTTGGATTCCATTTGATACACAAGAAGGAAAAGACTATTGGGAAGCCTTACAAATTGTAAGAGAGTGGACAAAACTTAACCACACGACCCTACATAACGAAACAGTTAAAAAAGTTGGAGTTGCTCCTTTATTGCAGTTTTGGAATGAACATAATTTTGTATTTAAAGAAGATGATATTTTCTATCACGCTAAAGGGGCAACTCCATTAGATGATAAATTTGTACCTGATTCTTATAACGGATTGAGATTAATCCCTTTGAATATGTCTGAACCTGTTTTGATTGTTAAAGGACAAACTACTGATACAAATTTAGGATTTGCGCCGCACGGAGCAGGGAGAAACATTAGCCGAACAGAACACAAAAGAAAGAAGGAAGATAAAACTATTGATGAAGTTTTTGCAGAAGAAACTAAAGGATTAGATATTAGATTCTTTTCTGGCAACATTGATATTTCAGAACTACCGACAGCCTACAAAAACGCTGATAACGTACAGGCACAAATGGACGAATTTGGACTTGGTGAAGTAGTGGATAGAATTATGCCTTATGGTTGTATTATGGCTGGTGATTGGTTGCAGGATGCTCCTTGGAAGAAGTAAGTAGTATTACCGCCAACGGAATCGTATAAGGTACGTTGCGACCTTGAATTAAGCAACAAAACTAATTAATACACAGAAATTATGAGGAAAGAAATAAATTACAAAACAGAAAAAAAGCAATCGACTTTATACGGTGT